GTTTCCATTACCATTCTAGCAATATGTCCTAGTTGATGCATCATCCCCGATACCTACCTGGCCAAGTAAGTTCCATTGCCGAAACAAGTAAAACAATAAAAACAAATACAAATAAAGTACTCATGCTGGATAATCCCAATTAGTAATTAGTTCTGTTTTTTGTGTTGGTCCCCATGTGCCAGAATGATAGATATAAGGATCAGTACGTATGGGGCAACTATCCCCAGTGCAAAGTAAATCATCAACAATTCTCCAAGATTCCATTACTTCATCAGCATGTACAAAATGCGATTGATCTCCATTAATCGCATCAAATAAAAGTTTTTCATAACCATCAACTCCCAACCAATCTGGATATCTATGAGTTAAAGTAGCTGGTTCTACACCTTTACTCATTCCAGGAGTTTTGATATCCATCATGATATCAAGGTGTGCATGAGGTTGTAATCTCATAACGATTCTATCTTTAACTTCTCCATCAAATAATTGTTGCGGAGGTGCTTTAAACTTAATTACAACTTCTACACACTGATAAGGCATACGCTTACCAGTCATGACGCGAAAAGGAACTCCCTCCCAACGCCAGTTATCACAATATAAAGTACCAGCAGCGAAGGTAGGAGTGTTACTGTCAGGATCAACGCCATCCTCAGTTTTGTACCCAATGTATTGTCCAAGGATCATATCCTCCCCTAAACGAGTAGCAGCAAGAACTTTAGTCTTCTCACGACGAATCTCCTTTGCATCCATGCGGCAGGGAGGTTCCATAGCAATGAGAGCAAGAACCTGAAGAACATGGTTCTGCAACATATCGCGAACTTGTCCAGCAGTTTCATAATACTGAGAACGTCCTTCGCAACCAATAGTCTCAGTAGCATAGATCTGTATCTCTTCTATGTACTGCCTGTTCCAAAGTGGTTCCAATAATATATTGCTAAAGCGGGTGGCAAGGATATTATTAACAGTATCTTTGCCGAGATAATGGTCAATGCGATATACTTGTTTCTCGCGTAGATGTCCAGCCACCACAGATTGTAAACGATCAGCAGATTTATAATCGTATCCAAAGGGTTTTTCGATAACCACCCTCGATCTTTCTGGGTCGTTAAGTTTTTCTGCTTCTTTGAGATTTTTAATTGCATTTGCATACCTCTCTGGCGGAACAGATAAGAAGTAAGTACTATCGTCTAGATAATCTGACAAATGACGAAGTGTTTCTACATTATCTAAGTCTGCAGAGATATAATCCAGATGATGTAAAAAATCTTCGGGATATTCCCCCAAACTTGATTTCCACTCTTTAGCAGATGGAGATCTTCTAGAGCATCCAGTAATCAAAAAATTATCTGGTAAAAGATTTTTTTGCCAGAGTTTATAAAGTGCAGGTATTAATTTTCTTTTACATAAATCTCCAGTAGCACCAAAAATTACAATACCACTAGTGTGCAGTTCCGTTTCCATTATAGTCCTCCGAATCGTAATAAACCGTGTCACCTTTAAATCGCCCAAATGCGAGGGTGGCACATACAAAGGGTATTGCTAAGATTGCAAGGGCATTGCCTAGTAGATTTTCCATATTTTATCGGTATTGTCCTGGGACATAATCTGGATTTTGATTCATAAACTCATCCAACAACGCACCATATTCTCTGAACCTTCTATCCCCCGCAATAAAATTTCTCTGTCTCATCCAAACTGCATCAATAAGCAGTTCAACTTCCTTTTTACTGAATTCTCTCATGAGATAGTTCTTAGTATTTGTTTGCTTTATGTATGAGAGTTTTACTCTCTCTTGGCAATGACATAACCTAACAAGACTCCGCTTAACCAAGCAATATAAAGGTATAAAATGCTGGAAACGAATTCAATAAACTCACTCCATTCCATCTTCAATCTCCTCATAAAGAGGACATGGTTCTTCAAATAGTAATGTAATTCTAAGTTCTTTAACCCTTTCCAATAACTGTTCGTAATCTTCTTCGGTCATTTTTCTTGGAATAAATCTTCTACTTGTTTTCGAGTCTTATTCATTTTCTCTTTTTCACGTTCAGAATGTTTATACCCATGTTTACCATGAACTATAAAATGACCTTGAATAATCATTGTTATACCAAAAAGGAATAGAGTTACTACTCCTATCCACTCTACAATTTTATTTGTAACCATGGCAGTAAGGGAGGAATCACTCCGATAAGTCGAAGCAGACCTTCAGCAAAAAGTGCAAGAACAACCCAACCAACACACATGCTGATAATCGAAGCATTACGATTATGCTTTCGTATGGCAGCATCAATCATCTCCTGTACACGTTCTTCAGTTAATCTTTCAGGCGGTTCAACACCCTTTCCCCAATCCTTAAACATTATTTCTCGTCTCCAAGAAACTTCGCCAAGGGATCTTTCTCTCCTCTAACAATTGCACATGCTCTTTTGTAGAACATGTTATCAGTGTTACCAGAATCTTCGAAAGTCTTCTTGATCTTCACCCAATTATTATAGGTGTGTTCGTCCATTGGATTTACACTTATTACTTACTAGATATAATAGTTGCTATCCAAAAGTTGTCAACTATGTGTTAACCCGAACACATAGATTAAGAAATTATAACGGAAAGTCAGGGATTCGAACCCTGGGTGCTATTAACACGCTTGTTTTCAAGACAAGTACCTTAAACCACTCGGTCAACTTTCCAAAATATTAAAAATTATGAAATTCTCTGTTTAAACTCTTCAAAATCATTCTCTTCCATAAAATTAATATTGAGGAGAACTCTATTTTTATATTCTGATGGAGAATGCCCCGAATGAGGAAGTGTTCCATCAAATACGAGTAACCTATTTCCTACAGGTTCAATCTCCCTCAATAAAGTAGTTGCATCTCTATCAAAGATAGTAGTACAACCATCACTATCATTCATATAGAATATACATGTGACATTCTTTATTGGTTCTCCAAAATACTCTAAATCAGTATGAATAGCGTGCATGTGCTTATTCGGATTGTATACCGACATGTCAGCTCTAGCACGAACTAAACGAAAAGATCCTTGACAAAGTTCTTCTACTTTATTTTGAGCAGAATAAAGTATTGATCTCGATAGAACTCCGACGTAAGAAGGATTATGTTGAAGACTATGAGAATCAAATAAACCAATATTAAACCCAAAACCACCCAAATCAGATCGATCGTTATGATCTCTCATATTATAATTTAGGGTTATATTGTCTTGGTAGTTCCATTCACAATATGGACCAAGATAATATTCTTGGAGATCTGTAAAGAGACGTTTTGGTAAAAAATTATCAAATACTTCAATCATTGCCAACCTCTCAGATCTTTTGAAGGAACAAAGTTCATATTGATCAGAACTCTATTTTTATTTTTTGAAGGAGAATGTCCTGCATGAGGATATTTACCATCAAAGATAACTACTCTATTTTCAACTGGTTCAACCTCTTTTAATAGAGTTTTACCATCTTTATCATAGATTAGAGTATTACCATCACTCGTATTCATATAGAAAATACAAGTGATGTTATCTAGTTCCATATCAGTATGTATTTCATGCTGATATGATTGAAAACTATAGAGTGTCATTACTGCACGGGTTCTTACCAAAGAGTAAGGTTGTCCCACGAGATCTTCAACTTTTTCTTGAAGAGTAAAAGGAAGTGCTCTAGAAACAAGTCCAGCAAAATTATTGATGGGTCCAGTTTCTATAGAGAACAATCTCATACTGAATCCAGATGACTCTAGATCAGAATTAAACTCAGATCCCGAGATATTATCGTTGTAATACCATTCTGAGTTACTACTAATAAAGTATTCCTGAAGGTGTTTAAGATAATACTTCGGTAAAAGGTTATCAACAACTTCGATCATTATACCAAATCTAGTGTTATAATTATAACAGTGTTATCTGTCAATTGTCAAGATGAATATACCTTCAAAGAAAAGACTAGAATTCGAAAGACTCTTGAAAGAATTGGGATATATTGATAGATCTCCTGTCCTAGAATCGGAAGAAAAGACAGAACAAGTTAATTTCAAATGCTCCAACGGAGCTATGGCAATATACACTTTTGTGGATCTTTATCAAAATAAAAAAAGTTATCTATGGATAGAATTTTTAGATAACTACAAAGAAAAGAATTTAAAAGAAAAGATTTCAGATCTTGCTAAGAAAATTAGATTTGAAGAAAAAACTCAACTAGCAGAAGTTGGTTACAAGGCAAAGTATACAAAAAATCCAGATCAATTTTCTCTAGAAGATAGAAAAAATATCTTACTACATTTTATTAGTATGACTCATAATAATCTAAAAGGAGGTATGCTTAACATATACCCTCAACCAGGAATGATCCTCGTAGCAAAACCTCTTGGACCAAAGATTGATCAAGGATTTACAGAGTTATCTCTAACTACTGGAAAAAGACAAAGATCTATAGTTGCCAAAAAACTTGGATTCGGAGATTTGCAACCAGACGGATTCCAGTACGCAAGATATGATGAAAATTGTATTCTAAGATCTATCTGACTTCGAAATTCAATTTACGAACCTTACGCTTTCTCCTTGCCTCCTGATACTCTAAATCGCCAGGAGAAAGAACTGTATTATTAGTAGTAGTTTTAATATTATTCAACATCACTACCTGCGACAAGTCTAATGCAGTTATTTTATCCCCGCGAATAGTAGTCATGTTAGAACAACCGCATGTAGCGGTTTTTGTTTGATGCCCCTCCAACTCCATACCACAGGAGCGGCATCTTACCTTTATGTTATCCATTTTATGACGAAGTTTACGTCTTCAGTGTTTCATTATTTATAATGGGCGATGAGGGATTCGAACCCCCGACCCTCTCCGTGTAAAGGAGGTGCGCTACCACTGCGCTAATCGCCCTAACTTCTTAATTGTAGCATATGTTCTACGGTTTTGGCAACATCTTCCATTGCTAACCGTAAGTCATCTCTTTGCCCTGATTCTTGGTGGCATATTGGTCTTCTGTCATCAGTAAGAGTCCAACGCCACAGACCCATATGTTTACAATACCAAAGTTTGATATTCATTCCATTCAATCATACTTATGTCTATTTAATAGGTCTGAATTTTTTCGATACAAAGCATAACAATAACTTTCTGGATCGGTATCCATAGCATAATGTGCGTGAGTATGGATTCCTTGAATGAGTAACAAAGACCCAACGAGCAACAAGTTGAAGTGAGTTACTGGAGAACTAAGAATCTTCTTCATAATAAAAAAGGGGGACCGAAGTCCCCCCAATTATACTACAGGTTTATCAGAAGGAGTACTTCAGACCAGCCTTGGTGCCGTAGGAGTTGGTAGCACCATTGACGAAGCTGATTTCGCCATAGACACCCAGGTTCTCGGTAGCGGCAATCGAACCACCAGTCTTAGCAGAGAACTTGGTTTCAGCAGCGCCACCATCAGGGGAGACAACCGAAGGACCGCCTTGGATGTACCAACCAGCAACGCCAGTCGAACCTTCGTAACCTACGTGGAAGTCAGTCGTAGTGCCAGTGTAGTTGCTACCAGCGAAACCACTGTTGGCTTCAACGTTAACGTAGGGTCCTGCAAACGCAGCACCAGCGAAAAGGGGAGCAGCAGCGGCAGCTGCGAATACGGATTTGATCATTTTAGATACCTCGTTATTTTCTCGCAGAGTAATACCTGCGGATGACAGGAGACTCGACTCGTCTCCGTTAAACTATTATAACACATTCCCGATGCGAGTAATTGAGGCGTTGGGTCTGTTGTAAATCGTTACAAAAGTAACGACAAAATATTTATACTCGAAAGAAATTACCCCAGGAGGGTAAACCGTATTGGGAGTAGGGATAGGAAAACAAAAAGAGTATTAAAAAAATTTTCCTATCCCCAAACACTTCCTTCACACGGACTTGTGGAGTATAAGACAGAATTTGCATTCTGTCAAGCCACTTACCCGACTTGAACGGGTGACCTGAGCTTTACAAAAACCCTGCTCTATCCAGCTGAGCTAAAGTGGCGAGTGAGTCGGATATGATGATCCCGACTCTTATGATAGACAGTGCCTATCAACTCCTCCGCCTGGATTCGAACCAGGGACCAATCGATTAACAGTCGATAGCTCTACCGCTGAGCTACAGAGGATTGTTTCCTCAACCAACATGGTTTACACAAAGGTACAACGTATAGTTGAGGGCATTTGTTGGCAGGGACTGTTTTACCACAATCGCTGCACTTTGTTTCCCACATCTTCATGACTAATCAAGCAAAGATTTTTCTTGTTTAGAAAGACGGAAATACATTTTATAGTATTTCTTTTTCATTTCATCTATGGTGTTCATATCTTCCTCAAATCCCATGTACTTGAGTAATTGATACGATCCTTCCATCTCGCTAAGTAAACGAAGAATATTAATGGATTTGACTTCCAATCCACCAAAGCGATACTTGCTTGCATCGTGTTCTACTTGACCAAGAGGTTCAGGCAATTCCATAAAAGAAATGAAATAGGAATTTGGAGAAAAATCTCCAAAGCGGATGACGCGATTCGAACGCGCAACCGTCTGCTTGGAAGGCAGAAGCTCTACCGTTGAGCTACATCCGCGATGGGACAAATTATACGATAAAATCGAACAATTTGTCAAGTGTCGCTAAGAGGACTTGAACCTCCACGGGATACCCCACTGGAACCTAAACCCAGCGCGTCTACCAATTCCGCCATAGCGACAAGGCGACTCAAGTAGGATTCGAACCTACGACCGACTGCTTAGAAGGCAGTTGCTCTATCCAGCTGAGCTATTGAGTCTCGTTTGTTTGGTATGGACTAATTATATCAGGATTAAGAGGGGTCGTCAAGCTCTCTGAGGTACTCACATTTGTAACTGGAG